CTTTTTTACCGTTCGGTGAAGACTCGCTACTGGACCAGTGATTGGGAAGCCATGCACAAATTTGTTATGGAGCATGACGTACCTGAGTTTCTGGAAAAGCGGTTGAATCAAACCAACGTAAGAACTTTCCTTGAAGAAAACCCTGAGACTGTCCCTAAAGGACTTAACGTAGATTCTGAATATATAATTTCTGTGAGGAAAAAATGATGAATGGCCCTTTTGTACCAATAGAAGATTTGTCTAAGCACTTTTCTGTATCGGTTTCGACCATACGAGCATGGGTGCGCCAAGGACATATACCAAAAGCTACCTACATAAAAGTAGGTAACACCTACCGCTTCTCTATTGACGATGTGTCAATCGCCTTGACTAAGAAAGACAACGCCGCAACCGCCGCTGGTAGTGGTGTAGCCGCTGTCTCTAATGTTGAGTTAGTGCAAGGTTATACCGAGCACGATACTGAGCCTGACTTAGACGAGGATTTGTGAGGAGAGGCGTATGCAGAACGTAGGTGAAGTACGCCGCCGTATCAGTATCAACGGAAGTAAGTTTCGTGAATATGTTAACGGTCAACAAGACACGGTGCATGAAGGTGCATTAAACGTGGTAATCTTGAACGCTGCTAAAATATCTCGCTCTTACTATGCAGGAGAGTATGATGCTAGTAGCCCGACACGCCCTACGTGTTGGTCAGCAGACACTAGTGCACCTGCGCCAGAGGTAAAGCAAGAAGATCGCCAAGCCTACCGTTGTATGGACTGCCCTCAAAATATTAAGGGGTCAGGGGCAGGTGCGTCACGTGCGTGTCGTTTTGCACAGCGGCTAGCCGTGGTAATGGAGAACGACTTTACAAAAGTGTATCAACTGCAACTACCTGCAACATCGTTGTTCGGTAAAGCGAAGGAAGGCAAGATGCCTATGCAGGCCTACGCGCAGTACCTAAGTTCTCATAACACACCTGCTTTATCCGTGATTACCGAATGTGCGTTTGATCGGGGGAGTATGGTACCTAAGCTATTTTTCAAGGCGGTACGCCCTCTTGGGGAAGAAGAAGTAGGTCTTGCGGCTTCAATGGCTGATAGCCAAGAAGCTAAAGAGGCCATAACAATGTCAATTTCAACGCCCCCAACGGGGTCAATCTTTGTGGAAGTAGACGGGTTTGTCTATGACGCAAATGCAAATTAAGGAGACTTTTATGTCTGAGCAATACATAGTTAAAAAAATAACCGCCATGTATCCCAAATTAGACAAGACCTATAGATACGATAACGAGCAACAACGCTCCGTACCGTGTGGACCAACAGATGATGGTGCTGAGTATTCAGTAAACTTCATCATGGACGACGCAACAGCCAAGGCGTTGTGGGCATACATGAAAACAACTTATGCCGAGGGAAAGAAAAAGAATTGGCCTGCGATCAAAAACCCATTCAAGAAAACAGATGACGGGATGTGGTCACACAAAGCTAATCTAAAGGGCGCGTACAACGGTGACAAGACTAAGAAACCCGCACAGGTTGACGCTAAGACCAATGAACTGCCTGATGATTTTCAATTGACAAGTGGTAGCATCGTGAATGTCGCAGTCAAAGGTATCCCTTACAGTGGTTCAATGGGTGCAGGTTGTTCCCTAAGATTGCAAGCAGTGCAGGTATTGAAACTTGCAGAACGTAAACAATCGAATCCGTTCGGCGCTGAAGATGGGTATAACTCCAAGGAGGATAACCTGTTTACAGCAGAAGTCGAAGAGGAAGTTGTAGAAGAAGTTGTTGAGGAACCGATTGAGGAACCTACTAAAGTTGTAAAGAAGACCGCATCCGCACCGCCTACGGATGACAGTGATTTGAGTTCGATTATTGATGACTGGGATGATGAGGATTAAAAATATAGTTAAAGTAATCGAACTACGCCACGGTGGGTATAACTTCTTCCGCCGTGGCGGTTCAGCCAATGGGTGGACCAATGGAAACAAAAACATTTTTATCAAAGGCACTGAGTAGTGGGGGCTACTACTGTATATTTGCGGCACGATCAAGCGACGAACGCAAAGCACAAAAGTTCTATGACTCAATAGATGCCGTTGTCGATGCCGCCTACAATTACGATAAAGAAGGATACGATGTTTATTACGGACTAGCTACGTTTGATCAAGCAGGTTCACGTAAAGTCGATAACGTAAAGAGACTAAACTCTTTCTTCCTCGATCTGGATTGTGGTCCGAGCAAAGAATTTTTAAACCAAGAACAGGCTATACAGGCACTAAGGCGTTTCTGTAAACGCAACAAACTACCGAAACCGACGATGGTTAATTCGGGACGAGGTATACACGTGTACTGGTTCTTAGAAGCATCGGTGTGTTTGGATGATTGGTTGCCTGTCGCGGAGCGCCTTAAAAGATTGTGCGCACAGCAAGATTTCTACGCTGATCCGGCAGTCACATCAGATGCCGCACGTGTGTTAAGAGTTCCCCACACACATAACTACAAGACCAAGCCTCCGTCAGACGTGGGCTTTTTTGGCTTGACCGCTAAGTTTGAGACCGTCGATTTTGACACATTCTCAGGTTTACTTGGTTCCAAGTCGATACCAGTTCCCACAAAAAACATACCTAGGGAACTCAGCGCAACCATGCAGAACCTTATGGGCAATCAGGAAAACCTGTTTAAGGACATACTGATTAAAACCCAACGAGGTGAAGGATGTGAACAGCTTAAATACATAGTCCGAAATCAAGAAACTATGAGTGAACCATTGTGGAGGGCAGGGTTGTCTATTGCTAAGTTCTGCACTGACGGGGACAAAGCTATTCACCTGATGTCGAAGGGACATCCAGAGTACACGCCAGAAGACACGCAACGTAAGATGGAGCGAATAAAAGGTCCATATACGTGTGCACGTCTTGACGAGTACAACCCTGACATCTGTAGAGACTGTCCTCAATGGGGCGCTATCAAGTCTCCCATCGTACTTGGTAAGAAGTTACGTGAAGCTGAGACTGACGATGAAGGTAACTATGTAGCGGAAAGCATCGAAGAAGACGAGCCGACCCACGTTATACCCAAGTACCCACCGCCCTATGTGCGTGGGTCAAACGGTGGTGTGTATGTACGTACCACCAATGAAGACGGCGATGTAGACGAGAAGAGAATATACCATAACGACTTATACGTTGTTAAGCGAATCAAGGACCCCGAGTTGGGCGAGTCGTTGGTTATGCGTCTGCACCTTCCCCGAGACGGGGTGCAAGAGTTTACACTGCCAATGAGTTCAGTCACGTCAAGCGAGGAGTTCCGAAAGAAACTTTCGTCTCAGGGCGTTGCAATTAAAAAGATGGATGAACTGATGTCATACACACTAAGTTGGGTGGATGAATTACAAGCCACCAGTACAGCAGACGAAGCCCACGTCCAGTTTGGTTGGGTCAACGATAGGTTAGATACGTTTATTTTAGGTAATCAGAAAGTTAAACCTGACTGCATAGAATTTAACCCACCTGCCAATCAGACAGTAGGGTTCTTCCCACACTTTGAGGCCAAGGGTACATACGAAGCATGGCGTGAAAACTTGGAACTATGGAACGATGATAAGTTTTTATTACAACAATTCGCAATCGGTATGGGTTTTGGTAGTCCTCTGATGGAGTTTTTGAATGAGAATTGCGGGGCAGTAGCGTTCATAAACAACGAGTCAGGCACAGGCAAAACCATGATGATGTACGCCACGGCAGGTATATGGGGCAACCCAAAGAAACTTGTTTTGGATAAAGCCGATAGTGTTGCGTTCAAGATGAACCGTGCCGAGGTAATGCACAGCCTACCAACAGGTATTGACGAGGTGACTAACTTAACACCACGTCAAATGTCTGACCTTGTATATCAAGGCACGTCGGGTAAACAACGAGGACGTATGACTGCCAGTGCCAATGTGGAGCGCCATCAAGGTAGAGAGTGGAACCTGTTAATGCAGTACACCGCTAACGCATCCATCATTGAAACAGTAAGTCGTGGTAAAGCTATGCCGAAAGCAGA